CTTTCTTCACTCATAAGTATATCCCATATATTTTATTTCATTTTTATATTTTTTCTCAACTTCAGCAATACTTTCAGGTGTATGTAAATCCCTCCAATGCTTAACATCTTTTTTACCTGCTTTCACTTTAGTGTTTTGCCATAACTCTTTTGGTATGTCTATATTAAACTTTTCATTTAACATATCATACATTTCACCCATGTCTTCATACTTAAACACTTTATCAACTTGCACACCATCTTCATTAGCATACATATTCCAGTCGGTTGGTATTAAATCGCATTCACGCACGTATTTAGACAAATCGTTCTCTGCAATTCCTGGAAGATATGGTTTGATTTGTTTATGCCAATAGAACGCACTCACTACTTTATCCCATGGGTTTCGTTCTATCGTGAATTTATATAATGAATCCCACGCATATGGTCTAGGTTTAGCAATTTCGTGCCAAGGCAAATGACCATTAGTATCTGGTGGGCAATTCAAAGCAGGAGTACCGTCTCTAGTTGAACCAGTACAAACATCAATACCTCTTAGATGAGGATACAACAATTTCTCGAATGTAGATCCTGCTGTCTTTCTTGTCTTAACAAAAATAAAGTCGTGAAATTTTACAATCATTGTGTAACTACTACCGTTGCTCCTTGGAACCAGTTTCTGGAAATAGGAACAACCTTACGGTCAAATTTTTCAATCCACTCATTCATTGCTTTCCATTCGTGTTGTTTCCATGTAGTATATAATACTCTATTTGCTTTACTTCTTGGAGATGCTTCTCCAAACACATGTCTCCAACAAGCAAGTTCATCAAATCTGATAATAGTTCCAGGAACGATTAAATGATTAAGACTATCAAGTATAGTCACGGTTGATGAGTAGATATCACAATCAACATGCAAATAACCAATCTCTTGTTTATTATATTCGGTGTCTAGGAATTCTGGAATAGTTTTATCAAACCAACCTTTCCATAGTTTAACGTTCGATTCAACCATAGGAACTGTACCTTGACAATCAAATGCTTTTTTGTCAACTTTCTTTTGGCCCATATGCCAATCTTCAGGCAATCCTTCAAATGAGTCAAACCCATGGAATTGTAGATCTGGTCTTTGCTCAGCAATACAATTAATAGTTGTGCCACTAAACACACCAAATTCTAAATTGAGTTTATCTTTTGGTAATTTTTCTGCTAACCATTTAAGTTCACGAAGTCTGACAGCATTAGTGTCTGTATCATCCGATTGAAACTTAAACTTCTTTATATTATCAAATTCTTTTATGTTCATCATATTATTATAATCTACTTCTTCCTATTTGTCAAGTTATATTCTTCATTTATTATTCTATCATCAATAATGTGTTGTGGTTTCCTGTGCCACTTACCGTTGATATTATCATTCAGAAAATCTTCGCTCTCAAGCACATCATGTAAGAATTGTTGCTTAACTTCTTCATAGTTACAATCCCCTCGAGTCTTATGCAACGATAGTATTGTCCGTTTGAAGGAGTCCTTTCCTCTCTCCTTTACTAACTCCTTAAGATACTCAGACGAACCATAATAGTTCTTCCAATCAGACTCAGTACGTTGTCTGCGGACGAATCCTTTCTTTTTTCGTATTGAGTAGAAGTATTTCCTTCCTATGTACAATTTACCGTCTGGAGTTTCGATGACATAGACAAAACCTTGAGATTTACCTATATCATCACTGTCAAAATCCTTCCCATTAAATTGCCACTTGTTAGTGTATTCAATCTTCTTCGGCAAAACTTTTCTCACTAAAGTCTGAATATTTGTCATCGAAACATTCGTCATCATCTATATCTGATAAGTCTGTGTCATATGAACAAAAGGGACAGTATAAAGGTTCTGCTCCCTCAATCAAATCTTGTTCGTATGAAAGTGTGTATTCATTGCCACATGAGTGACAAGTCAATTCATATACGACCTCTGCCATTTATTTCTCCTCGTATGCTTCTGCCCAAGTGCCAGTCAATCCTGCCACTTCGTATTCTGTTACTCTGTTCTCAAAGAAGTTTGTATGATCAGCACCATTCAATACCCATTCCAACCACGGTAATGGATTATCCTTTACCTTGAAATTAGGTTTAAGTCCCAACTGCAACAATCTTCTATCAGTTATGTATCTTATATATTCTTTTACTTCTTCTGCTTGTAGACCCTCGATACCGCCAACTTCATATGCCAAGTCGATAAACTTATCTTCAAGTTTAACAGCAGTCTTTGCCATCTTATATATTTCTGCCTTAAATTCGTTGTCTACAATTCTAGAATGCTCAGCACAGAATGCCTTAAACAATTTAGAATTACCTTCAACGTGCATAGACTCGTCTCTAATTGACCACTCCACAACTTTACCCATTCCTTTCATTTTACCAAAACGTTGGAAGTTAAGTAGCATTACAAACGATGCGAATAAACTAATACCCTCGTTGAATACCATCTTTGCTAAAGCAAGTCCAGTTCCGTGTAATGTATTAGAATCAGATGCCATCATAAAATCAACTTTGTCAGTCATTTCTTTATATTCAAGGAATGCGTGATACTCTGAATCTGGCAATCCTAACGTTTCATTAAGTAATGCATAAGCACGTTGATGAATACCCTCACGTGCTGCGAACGAACCAAGCATATTTCTAATCTCGTTGTTCTTAAACTTTGGCAGGAATAAGTCATAGTAGTTTTGACCAACAGCAACATCAGACTGAGTGAATAGACGTAGGATATTAGTAATATATTCCTTTTCTTTCTTCGACATTTTATTACCTTTCCAATCAGTAACATCTTCTGACAAATCAATTTCGTCTTCAATCCAATGTGCTTTCTCGTGACGAGTAGTTACATCTACTGCCCATGGGTAATGGAACGGTTTATAAGTTTCAGAGAACTCCATCAAACCACCAGACGTTTTCTTAATAATCGTATCAGCAACCTTCATTAAATCGTCATAACCACCAATATGCTTTTCGTCAATAAAGATTTGAGGAACGGTTCTTACCCCAGGAATCTTTTGTTGCATTGCTAAAAATTGCTCTTCGTCATACAATACATTTTCTGTGTATGTATAACCGTGCCTATCAAACCAGTCCTTTGCTCTTACGCAAAATGGGCAACTTGGTTTACTGTAAATAACTACATTCATAATATTCTCCTAACCTTGACAAGCAGCACATTCTTCTTGACTACCGAAGTCTTCAATTTCACTGTGGTCTTTTAATCTTTCTCTTTCAATTTTCTCTGCTACGTTTTCTGCTCTATTGCTAGATTCAGTTCTTAAGTAATATAATCCCTTACAACCATATCTCCAAGCATCATAATGTACTGTATGTAGATATGCTTTAGTTGCTCCAGCAGGGAAGAAGATATTCAAACTTTGTCCTTGACATAAATATTTCTGTCTAACACCACCGTGTCTAATAACCCAATCTTGATCAATTTCAATAGCAGTCTTAAATACGTTCTTAGTGTGTTCATCTAACCAATCAAAGTGTTGTACAGAACCACCAGAAGTAATAATACTAGACCATGTTTCATCATCATCCTTACCTAACTTCTTAAGAACCTTTTTCAAATACTTATTCTGTGTTAAATGAGAACCAACCCTAGTCCTTGATGTGAATGCGTTTGCTTTCCACGGTTCGATACTCGGGGAAGTTCCTCCAATCAAACTTGAATTTGCATTCGGGGCAATTGCTAAAAGATGTGCGTTTCTACGACCAGTACCTTTCATATCAGGTGCTTCACCCCTTTCTTTACCTAGTTTTAATGATTCTTCAATTGCTTGATTTTGAATGTTTCTAAAAATTCTAGTATTCAATGCTAAAGCATCTCTAGACTCAAACGCAATATTATGCTTCTGTAAGTATGCGTGGAATCCCATAGCACCTAATCCTAATGAACGTTCTTGTTGAGCGCTATACTTTGCCTTGCTGATTTCATAACCTGCGTGGTCAATAAAGAATTGTAATACATTATCAAGGAAACGAGTTAAGTCGGCAATCATTGTAGTATCTTTCCACTCATCATATTTCTCAAGATTAACAGACGACAAACAACATACTGCTGAACGTTCTTCGTTAGTCGGTAAATGAATTTCGTTACATAAATTAGAACCGTGAATCTTTAATCCTAAATCCTTTTGAGTTTGAGGCATTGCTTTATTAGCAGTGTCAATGAAATTAAGGTATGGTTCTCCAGTTCTGTATCGTGTTTCTAATAACAATTCCCATAACTTACGTGCTGATATATTTTCCCTAATCTCACCAGAATCTGGATCCTTTAAGTCCCAATCTAATCCAACTTCTACTGCTTCCATAAATTCGTCTGGCAAGTTTACTGCGTGGTGTAAATTTAAGTTCTTACGATTCACATCACCAGTCGGAATACGCATATTAATAAACTCAACAATATCTGGATGAGAGATATCCATATATGATGCGTATGAACCTTTACGTGTTCTACCTTGACGATATGCGGTCATATCAGAATCAACTGTATGAAGGAATGGCATAGGTCCAGGAGCAATATCACTCACGGCACGAATGTCTGACCAATGACCTCCAACACCACCACCTTTAACTGACAACCATCTCAATTCAGACGTGTGGTCAATAAGACCTTCAAGTGAATCTGGAACGTATGTTAAGAAACAACTAATTGGTAATGCCTTTACTTTGTCTCCAGGCATCGGTGCGTTTGATAGAATTGGACTACTAAACATAAACCAACCATTAGCAACTGCATCATATACACGTTGTGCTAATTTCATATCACCATAACTATACGCAACACTTGCTCTAGCAAATGCATGCTGTGGTGACTTTTCGTCTTTCTTGCAATAGTAGTCTTTTAATAACTTCTTTGCTTGTTTGGATAACTTCCTGTCTTTCTGTGTGTTTATCTCGACACCCAAATATTCAGACATAATATACTCCTATGAAATTTCTTTTGCTAACGGGAAGATCTCAGTAATTGCTTTTGCACATGCTACTGCAATTTCCATATGTTCCTTTTGTGTTCCGTTTGCACTTCTTAATTGAATGTAATGGATCCAACTTCTAATGGTACCATTCATATACATTCTCGATTTTGTCAATCCTTCAGGTAATACTGCTCTTGCTTGTTCCTTCGCAATACCATTTTTGATTGCCCAATTATAAGCATCATTTGCTACTGCTATTACATCTGATTGAACATCTACCCAAGTTTCTTGTAATTCTTCATTATCAGTTTCAACTGAGTTTTGACGATTCTTAGTATCTTGTAATCGTGCTTGTCGCACCTCAAATGCTAAATCGTTTGTTGGATCTGCATAACGTTGACTAAACTCTTGGAATGAAAATGAACGATGACGTAGGATTTGACGAGCAATATCCCTAGTAGTTTCAATCTCTAGACATGCCGATACCATTTCGAGTGGACTCCAATGTGCATGCTTGATCAAATACTTGATAAGTTTTTCACTTGTTTCTTTATTAATTTGGTTTGATGGATTTGATACTTTAGCACAGAATGCTACTAACTCTTGAATATCATCTACTTCACTATCCATCATCTCTGAAGTAGGTTGACTATAACTAACCAATTTCACTTTCATATTTTATATTTTTCTCCATTCACTTGTTAAAGAATATACTTAACGACATTCTATACTTATCTGCAATTCTATTTTGGTGTTTTATGTTATGAGGAATATTCCCATCAAAAACCACAACCCTATTAGGTGTAAACCTAGAACCATAGACTATTTCTTTATTATCTTCATCATAAAATAATGTTTCACCACCCCATCCATCTTGCCATTCCATATTCAAATAATACAGCACGACAGTTTTGGGATGTGTATGCGACCAATGAGAATCGCTTAACGTATCTACATTAACCTCACATCTACTAAATTTATCCATACTCAATTCATTATCAGAAAGAATTCTTTTAGTATTCTTATGATCAAAAAACTTTGAATTCTCCAAGTCTTCTTTTGTCCAACTAGAATGAGTATAACTTTCTGTGGTGTTCATCAAGTCATTCCATCCAACAATAGAAAATTTAGAATTCTGACAAAACGAAAATATATCTTGTTGTTTTTGTAATGGAAACACATTATCATACACATTCACATTCTTCATCGGACTAAACTTATTCACACTTTTCTCCATTCACTTAAACGTGTTTTGGCACCCAAACCTTGAAACACGTTATTACTTATAATACTTTGAATTTCTTCTAGATCTCTTCCACCTAAGACCATATCGTTTATATCTTTCTCCTCTATATAGTCAGGGAAAATACCAACCTTATATCCAGAATTAACTCGTTTCTCTATCAGACCTACAATTTCTTTGTTTCTCGGTTCGTTGTCGAAAACGAATACAATATCATCAGTCCCAATTTTATCAATACTTTCGTTGCTTATTCCGGATCCTGCCATCGCACATGCGTTCTCCACGAATAAACTGTCAATTGGACCTTCAACAACGTAGACCGTCTTGGTTCTATCAATTGTATCTAGTCCAAATATTTTAGGTGCTTCTTCATTCACCTTAACTGTTATGTATCTCAAGTCAGTCTTACCGAATGCTCTGCCTTGAAATGCAATCAACTCACCATTAGTATCCACGAATGGGATGATTAATCTTGGTTCGTCTTTCTTTATGTCACCGTATTTAGTTGGAGCAAACTTCTTTGCAAACTCATAAAAACGAGGAGCATAATATAATTTATAATGTTTTGAATTTGGTATCTGACGTTTCTCTACCCATAACCTAGCAGGATGATCAGGTGCTAATTGTGATATTTTCTTCAGATCCTTGAGAGCAGTCTTTTGATATGCAGGTTTCTTCTTAAACTTTAATGCTGTATTAGTTGATGCGTTAGTTTCTTTTGGTTTGTTATTACCAAACTTCTCTAATACGAATTGCTTATGTAACTGCGGATTGACATGCTTAATTAGGTTGGGTAATGATGCACCCTGACCACAATTATGGCATTTGAAAATGTAGTTGCCCTCTTTCTGAAACACGTATCCACGTGCTTTGTTCTTATTCTTCTGAGAATCTCCGCAATATGGACATCTCATATTGTAAAGGGTGTCGTCTTTACGTTTGAATTGTTCTAATTGGGAAGATAAAAGGTTGAGATATTTGGTATCAATATAATCACTCATTAAGTAATTATACTATAAAACCCCCTGAATGTAAAGTTTTACTTCAGATCTTTATGCTGTGTTTTAATATCAACGAAACGAAGTTTTTCTTTAACCTCGTGTATCATCTCTTTCATATGACGGTTTTCTGATTGCATTTCAGTCAGTTTAACTATAACGTCTTGTTGAGTCTTAGGATATTTTTCACGGAATGTAGAGTTTACAGATACTTCTTCTTTAATTACACGTTGAGTAGTAGTTATTTCAGATGCCCACCATACAGCAGTTACGGTTTGTAGAAAGATTGCACCTAGCATAGCAATTGCTGAAGACTTTAACCATTGAGGTAAATCTTGTTTAGAACCACGTAATGCTACCAGTTCTTGTTGAACCAGTGCTAATTGTACTTCTATTGTATCGACTCTTTTTTCCATAACTCTTAACCTGCGTTAATATTTCAAATATTTATATATTATCAATTATCAACAAGGATCAATTCAAAGTCTGCAGCAACTGTTTGACCAGTAGATGCTTTAATTCTCATATCGATGTCGTTTTTTTCTGGTATTCTAAGTGGCGTATTAAGTTTTGATGTATGAGCAGAACTGTATAATGCTGCACTTTGTCTGATTCTAAATACACCACCAAATTCTTTAATAAACAACCCAACAACAACAGATTGACTCTTATTAGAACTTACTTGCATTTCGTTAAGATACGCAGTCTTTCCTGCTGGCACAGTATATACTGTCTGTAACGTTTGACCCATTTCTTCTTTAATTTCAGTCACTACTGTTGAACCATTCTTAACTTCGATAGCACCAACATTAGTGTCGCCAGATAAAACATAAGCACGATTAACTCTTAAGAACGTTTGAGAACCTGCTGCAGTTGGAGTAGCACCAGTCATTGTGAAGTCTTCTTCAGCGAAGTTATATGATGCATCTAAACCTTGAACACGTATAGTTAAAGCACCAGATCCCCCTGCTGCGTCTTGACCAGAACTTGATACAACTGTTACTGTGTTTGCTGCCAAGTCCCAAGGATATTCGTGTTGACCAGAAGTTTCTCCTGCTGTCCAAATTGTAGACCAATTTGCTGATGACGAAGTATCAATTAACCCAAACTTATGGACTCTTGAATAACCAGAAACTGTATTTGCTGAAATAGGAATATTAGATGCTGCACCAAAACTGTTAATAATGTTTCCGTCTTTATCCGACAACATATTGACTTCAAAGATAGTCGTGCCGTTATCTAAGTAAGAATGAGTATCTTTCCTATACTGAGCCATGTTACAGTCCTAGTGCCTTGAAGAAGTCTTTACGTTCTTTAATCTTTTTACGTTTTGCTTGATTTTCTAGAAAACGTCTTATGAATGCTTTAGTTTTTTTATTGCGTCCATCCATTTTCCAATGTACTGGATCGTCACCAGTGCCAGCAACAGCAGTACCAGTTACGTTTGCTGGAGCATCCTCTGCTAACATTTCATTAAGTTTCTTAGTTGTAGTTTCGTCTAACATAGTCATTTCCTTTGTTACTCCCTCAAGTAATTCTTCTTGAGTGTAATCCTTTTTATCATTAGCACTTTCTTTAATCAACCAAAGTGCTGCAGCAAAAGAACCCAACCTAGTGCTACCACCTGGAAGTTTCTCTAATAACCTTTTAAGATTAAAAACTAAACGGTCATAATAACCATAAGCATCGTGTTCTTCTTTAGACTCTGCTTCTTTTAGTTTCTTACCTTTTTTATCTACCAGACCCAACTTAAATGCTTCGGTCTTTTCCCATGGAGTAGTCAGTCGTTTCACGAACTGATACACCAAAAATAGATCCATTGCCTTTGCCATTTAGATTGTCCTTAAAATTTTAACTATTCCACCATCTAATGGAATTTCGTTGTCTAATATCTTTTTACCCTTAACCAAACCAAGTTCAGTTGGATAATAATTCAAAAACATTAAGAAAGGTTTTAAGTAGTCTAAATAATCGTCGAGTTTAAGGAATAGAATTCTAGTCATTCCTCTAGACTCAAACATATTATAAAGAATCAACATATGATTTAATATCAAACGTTCTTTTAACTCACCAGTTTCTCTATACTTTTTGAATAGTCTTTTAATATATCTTATTCTTTTCAAGTCATCGTGAAATTCAAGTAAATCCGTACAATGCGGATTCTCATAACTTTTCATTGCAAATAACTGAAAATTCTCATCAGTCAAATTTTCAAACATAATTTAGAATGTACTTAATGCAACCCTTTTAATTGTATTAGAATCAGTAGTAATATATAAGTATGTATTGCTGTAAAAAATAGTTCCTGCTGTTATACCCTCTGTTGTAGCATTTGATGTTGCTGGATCAGACGATTTAGTAGAAATAACCAAAGCAGGCGTAGTAGAAGTTCCAGTGAACGTCGCATCAGAAATCGGTGCTTTTAATGCGAGTGATGCAGCAGCAGAAGAAATTTCTGATTCGTTTACTGAAACTCTGGAATTTGTGTTAGCAACATAACTTTGGAAGTCTGTGTTAGTTGTATAAGATCCAGCAAACGATTGAACATATGTATTTGTCGCATAAGTCGCAGCAACATTCGCCATTTGGATCCTATCTTCAACATAAGTCTTAATATTAACACCACCTACAACTACATTAGAACTAAACGTTGCAGTTTCACCAGTATGATTTGTGTTAGCAGTAAATGTTGTTACACCTTTATGAGTTGTATCAACAACAACATTTCCAAACAAATTACCAACTGTCACCTTTTTACTTTCAGGTGTTCCTGCTGGGTCATTGACGACCATTAATAGATCGTCTTGACTCAGAGTATTAATTGCTGAAAGTGCAGAAACCTTTTTATCTGCCATAATCTATACCTCTAATTATTCAGGTAGTTTAGCATCGTCTGCAGCATCGCCAGTGATTGAAGAACCAGCAACTAATGTTTCATAGAACACACGACCAGCACGACCACCAGTGCCTTCAGTACGTCTGTTCCAACCTGCGTGAGTAACATTGTCTGCTTCTGTTCCAGCAGTATTAGCATATGCCATCTCGTCAGTAGATACACCATAAACGTTACGTGCATCAGCATTTTCAGCATATACAATTGATAATGGTTTTTCAGAAACTACATATGCAGAATTTGAAGAAGCACCTACAATTGCAGATCCAGTAGCAGATGCTACAGTTGCAACAGTTGCGTTTGCGATAGCAGTGAATACATACTCATTACCACCAACATTTAAAAAATCACCAACTTCAAAATTAGTTAGTGTTGTGCCAGAACCAACAACAGTTGTATTCGCAGCAGTTACAGTCACCGAACCAGCGACCGTTTTTCCATCAGAATTGCCCCATAGTGACATAACTTTCTCCTTTATTTTATTAACTTATTTATATTACTTGTTTGCTAATTTCTCAGCAACTGCTTCCATTACTGCTTCAGCACGGTCACCGTACTTTGCAAAATTTTCTTTCTTCAAAGACTTTAGGATATTCTCTTTCTTATCACCACAACCCTCATCCAACTTTGGTTCAGTATCAACTACTTCAGCACCAGAGTCATTTACAGATGGAGTATCTTTATCATCCTTCTTCTCTTTCTTTTTCTTCTTTTTAGGTGCTTCATCTTCAGCATCGTCGTCAGCACCAGAAGGAGTTTCATCTGCCTTATCTACATCCTCTTTTGCCATTGCTTTAGAGATTGCCTTACGTTTCTTATGGATGTACTCATCAGAATCGTCTTCATCACCATCGTTGTCGATATCTTTATCTTTACGGTCTTTGAATTTCTTCTTAACTGCTTTAGGTTGAACCTTATCTAAACCCTCACCGTCGTCAGACTTATCGTTAGTGTTATCTTCTGCTAAATGAGCATCAACACCTGCAGTTGATTTCAAACCCCATTTCTTTGCTGCCTTTTGAGCAGCATCATATGCAGATGAAGCATTCTTAACTTCCATTTTACCTTTTTTGGCATGGACTACAATAAAATCTCTGCCTTCAACAACTGATTGAATTGCTTCTTGTAACGAGTCGTTGCTTAATAATTCTTTATAACTTTTCATAATAGTTCCTATACCTTTAATTTTTGATTGCTTGTCTTAAAATCTTTCTTTCTCATTATCGTTTTAGATATTAAGTCAAACTCCTTACCATCCCATTGTAAAACAAATGGTAGATTAATATCTGTCTGCATGTCATTCAAAACTGCTTGAGCATCGTCACCCATTTTAGCAATCTTCTTTCCATGCTTTTTATACGTTTGTCTGAATAACCTAGTTAATTCAGCAACACTAATCTCTTTTCCATTTCTTGGGTCATTAACCCTATCTAAGAAATGTTTTGTAAACTCAACATCAATACCAACTTTAGCAAATATTTTATCAGCAAACTTTTCAACAGTTGCTAAATCTACTTTAGATACTTCTTCGTTAATATCTTCATATCGGGTATTACGATCCAATATCTTAGCAAACTCTTTAGGTTTAATTCCTAATATATTTGCTGCTTTAGTTCTTGCAAGACCTTTCGGGTTAGCAACAAAAATCCCAGGAGTTTGTTGTGCCTGAGGATTTCTATTATAATGCCTAACCATGTCATGGTACAAGTCTAATGCTTGTTTATATTTCTTACCATGCATAGCACGGTTAAATGCATGCATAGTCTTTTTACCAATAATAGATTTGATTATATCTTTTAGAGTTCCCTCTTCAATATATTCCTTAAAAGATTTCATTATCTCTTAACTTCGTCTAATCTAATATCTTCAGTAATTTTATGTTCTCTTGCAAAGTCAATAACTTCATTAATGTTTTCAAAACCAATATGAGTGAAGTCTTTACCTTTCTTAACCATACCTGCTGGTTGGAAACGAGCATTATGATGAATGTCTTTATGTTTGAAACCAAACACATAATTATCTTCATTGATTTCACCAGAAGAAATAACTTCATCTTCAAATGTCAAAAATGCTACTGAACCTGATGAGTATGCAACATAACTACCAGAACCCTCTAAAAATAGTTTAGTAGTTTCTGTAATATCACCAAATCTAGCATATTCAATTACATCGTCTGCTTTCTTAAATCCAATATGAACCCATTTGCCACGTTTAATCTCTTTAGCACCTTTAGGTAATTTATTATTACCATCAATCTTTTCAAATGCCATTACAAACATGCCATCTTTCTTAACACCAGTAACAATTTGTTTGCCTTTATATCTTAATGATAAACGAACACCAACAGATGATTTACCATCAGCAGTTAATTCATAATCGCCTTTTTTAGTAAGAGATACACCTTCATCAAGTTCAACTTCTTCCTTCATAGGAACTGCTTCGCCAGAATGTCCTTTGTCCATCCAGTACTTAACACCTTTATCATCAGTTTCAGTACCCATTTTCTTAGCATTGAATTTAGAACCGTACTGCTTCTTAAAATATGCTTCTGCTTCTTTCTTAGAAAATACTTGACCTTTCTTAACTTCATCAAGTTCAACAGACTCATAAGTAGATGCAAGGTCTGCAATTCTTAATAGTTTTGCACCTGCTTTCTTATCCACTTTAGTTGCTAATTGTTTTAGACGTCTGTTAATAGCACTTGCTTGTTTCTTTGGTGCCATATTAACTGGATTTGCTAAACCATTTAATGCATTAGCAATCTTCTTATATTCAGGTTTCTTTGCAAGGTTTCCTAGTGCTTTAGTCACACCACTGATAGATCCTTCTTCAAGTTCAACTTTCTCTTCAACAGACTCCATACGTCCTTTAACAGCAAGAACTTTATATGTACCACCTACACGGTCAACTGAGTTACCACGTTTAGCATACTTATCTGCTTCTGGTTTAGTTTTGAATGTTTTACCACCTTTAACTGCTTTACCCTTTTTGTCGTAGTATTGGACGTTGAAGTAATCTTCTTTAAGTTCTTCTTCGAACAATGAATCTAAATCAGTTTCATATTCAACTGTTTCTGCTGTGCTTCCAGGGAATTTGTAATTACCTTTACCACGTTTCTTTTCTTGAATAATATTGGCAGCAAGAAATGAAATATGAGGAATTTTAGCATCTCTAATTTGTTCTAAAGCATTGTCAGGTAATTTTCTGAAAGACTTTACAACTGCTCGGAATGCAGGACTGCCTGTGTTAATAGTTTTCTTATTACCAAATTCTTTACGCAACTTATCAATTTGTGACTTAGAAAAATTTGCTTCATCTAATTCGACACTCTCAGTAATCTTATTTTTAGTAAAGTAATCTACAACGTCTTTAGGTTGATCAAATGATACTTGACCTTTCTTACCTTTAATATTCATCCACCAAGAATCAGAACCAGAGTCAAAATCACCAGTAGAAATAACCTTACCTTTATATGTTACTGCTGAGATGTCTTTCTTTTCATCTTTACCAAATACATATTGCCCTTTCTTAGCACGGACAGAAGTAATCTTAGTAGGTGCTTCAGTTAATGCTTCTTCGAACATTGTGTCTAAATCACTATTTTGTTCTACACCTTCGTTTGCAGTCTTCAATGCTTTAGCAACCATAGGGTTATCACCTAATCCTTTGCTCATCTTTTCGATTCTATCATATGCTCTATCGAAGTTACCTCTAGAACGTTTAGCAATAGCAATTGCCTTTTTAATAAGACTTGCTTGATACTTTGCTGATTCGTCAATCTCTTTTTGAATGGCATTGTCTTCATTAATATTATGAAGATTTTTAATTGTTGACATTAAATTCATTTTGAATTCCCTGATTTTTTAATCGTTATGATACTATTTATAATTTATTCTTTATATACTTTATTGCTTGTGGGATTAATAACCATATAACACTCATACGGACTTTCATCATTAACCACCAAGAATCATCCTCACTTAAAGGTTGCATCCAAGGGAATATGAAGTTAGTCTTTTTCATCAAACATATTCTCGAATGTATTAGGTTTTAAAGCATCCTCAAATAATGCGTCTAAATCTACTGATTCGTTTTTCTGACCACGTGCCATCTTAACTCTTTCAACTTCTTTCTTACGAACTTTAGGCATTAGTTTCTTAGCAAGTGCTTTAATCTTAACTGGAGTTGCCTTTCTAGCAACCATCTTATCAACCGACATCTTTTCAGATGGACTTAACTGAGCATAATTCAAACCTTTCTTACCAGCAACTTTTTTACGAAGTTTTACTTTTGCTGCTTTCATTGCTTTCTGCATCAACTTCTCAGGTGATGCCATACGTTTCGCCATACGTTTTCTTGACTTTGCCATCTTAGGTGCAAGACGTTTCATCAGACGACCTCTTGCCATCCTCTGTTGTACTGTCATCGGTTTACGATCTTCGTTCATATTATTCGCCTTTTAATGCTTTTTGAAAGTCAGACTTCGGAATGTTATCAACAACCCAACCATATAACTGCTTCATTACATCTGCTTCTTTAGACATAGGTTTACCACGTTTCTTCAGTGTTAAGTATGTGAAGTCTTTAACAACTGCTGAATTAGGTTTCTTCTTAAATTTACCAGTTTCTTTATCATACTTCTTCATATTAGATGTTCTATCAGCACCAGTTGGTTCAAAGAATACTGTGTTTTGTTGGTTGTTCAAAATAACGTGGATCTCTCCATTGATTTGCATCTTCTTACCTTGACCAGTAACATATTTGTAAACTGTTTCAGATGCACCCTTATGAGTTTGTAACATAATATCACTAGGAACTACACGTTCCCTTCCAGCATTTTGCTTAATAGCAATTTTATAGTTAGTCAATACCCATACTAAATGAATGTTTGCTGGATTATAACCTGCTTTTAATAGACGAGGTAAGAACTGAGCAACATCTTTAGTGTCTTTAGCAGTAATATCAAACATAATGTTAGGCAACTTCTTTCTATCTTTAAGTTGCGATAACATCAAATCAAGTGTCTTATTCTTTAATCCTAATTTCTTAATGAAAAAATGAAGTTTACTAACATCAGCAGGTTTCTTCATATCCAAACCTTTAATCTCTTCATACTCACCCATAGGAATCTTAGTTCCTGCTTTAGACATTTTAGCATACTTCTTAGGATTATCCTTAATGTCAGCAATATCCATAAACGTTTTCTTCCATTCATCAACATCACGCACTTTGAATAACTCTTTCTGCATAAAATTAGATGAAGCGAATCCTTTACCAGACCCAGCACCACCTGCAAGAAATACGATTTGACCGTCTTTACGACCATTGTTCAGCATAATGAGTTTCTCTTCAAGGTATTCCTCAAAGAGTTTTTGTTCTGTTATGAATTCGTTAAACTTTTTCATTTATAATTCCTCGAAATACCTTTTTGCGTCTGCTAATTTTGAATACTTTGCTATTCCACCACGTGACAATTCTCTCGCTTTACCATCGTTTATCATCATAAACCATTTTTCAGAACGAGAAGTTCCCAATCTGATAATAACATACTTGCCTGACACATATTCTATTTCAGGAATGTATGCTTTTTGTGGTACAAGTTTTGCGTTTTCTTTTGAAACTGTTTTGTTCATCTTCCATTTAAGAGAACCTTCAGTCAAATATTCGATAAACGATTTCATTACCTTGGGTTTACTCTACCTGCACGCATAATAACATCACGCAGTTTTGTAACATGATGTTCCATATTAATGATTTGGTCATGTAAATCTGGAGCATCTTCACCTTTTGTTAGTGCTTGAATTTCTCTCATAAGATTCTTAGTCAAAGACATCATATTCTTAAGATGCTTTCCTTCAACTTTACCTTCTTGTAAATCTGTATATTCTATCATAGTTTCATTCCTTTCTTTACTGTGTTAAATACTGCTTGAGCATCTCTATCTGATACACCTTTAGGCATGCCTGACTTAAACGCATCAAAGTCATCGTTCTTTACGTGGTTTCTCATATCTGTACCAGAAACCCCTTGTTTTCTTTCACCTGAGTTTATCACCTGAAACTTATCAAAGTCGTAGTGAGGTTTAGTTTTATCCTTTTGATCAACGTATGGTCTGATTCTTTTCTCGAAGTCAGCAACTCTATCACCACCAACAACCATTGACACATCCCTATAACCTTGATCAGACAACCATTCAAGTATTTGGAATGGAGTCTTTAGTTTAGGTTCATCCATTATAGATGCTTTAGGGAAAAACTTCTTAAGATACTTTAACTTATCTTTATACGGGATTGGATTCTTTTTAGCATCGTTAGACTGAGATGTGAATATCATTCCAGTACCACCACGTGCTTGTTTAACCACAAAGTCAATTAACTCACCGTGTCCTTTCGTAATTGGATTGAATCGACCGAATGTAAACACAACTGGTTTATTCTTTGCTTCTGCTAAATGTTCTTTGAATCCTAACATTATAACTTATTCCTTTGTGATATCGGCATCTTCCAGAACGAACCGTCCTTCATTGCCTTTGCCTTCTTAACACTCCACATTGTTTGGATTTTTATAGTTTGTCCGTACATTTTATGAAATAATTTTGCCACTGTTTTTGCTGATTTATCAAATGCTTTCTTATCTTGTTTTAAAGCAGCATCAATCATAGCATCATTATGCTTACGCATTGCATCATCACTCTTATTCTTACCAGCAATTTTACCTGCTTTAGATGCAGTACCTTTATTTTTAAAACCTTTTATACCAGATTGACTATCGTCACGTTTTAAAACTTCTTCAATCTCTCTTGGTTTACGTTTAGATCCTTTAAGTCTGCTCTTTTCAGCACGACCTCTATTTACTGAAGCATCTTCGTATCCTACGATCTTACCATTAATATGAGATGCATCCATTCCTTCGTGTTCTGGTTTTCTATTCTTTCTATTATACCTGTTTAATTCGGCACGATATGCTTTCTTTTCATCAGATGATTGAAACTTATCATACTCTTTTCTATAATCTCTAACGTGACACCACTTACATCCAGGAACTGGTTTAAGTGCCTTATCTTCTATTACAGTACAAAAGTCTTTAAATGTTAATGTTTTCATATTAACCCCAATTCTTTATTGCGTTGAAATTATTCTTACTAAACTCTAACCTATTCACCAACTTAACTGCTGAATTAGATAACGTATCTATGGCGACAAACCCTTCCGGACCAGTCACTTCATATCCAGTTGCCGTCTTGATAAAGGCAGGTATCTTATTAACCTTTTCCATCTTCTTAACAAGCATTAACTTAATATCAGCAACATCATCGTGCCACTGCAATGCATATGCAAGTGTACCACCAATTTTACGGTTCTTATTGATTATATTTATTAAATCTTTAAGTGATGCTTCCTTCTTTGCTCTACCCTTTTCAGTCTTTAGTTTAGCAATCATTGGATTATATCGTTTTCTTAGGAACTCAATGAAACCACCAACTGCTTGTTGTCTGCCTGAGAACTTCTTACCTTGTTTAGTTAGGTCGTTGATATAGATCTTCATATTGAATGCAATCTCAGTCTTACCAAACATAATCTCTAATGATTTCTTATCAAGTAAAGATAGTTCTTTCTTAGCAGATGCTAATCTCTTTTGAATGAATTTCATCTCATCAACTGTAAGAGAAGCAGTACCAGATACGTCTGAGAAATTGGTATCAGTAAACCATACGTCTTTAGTCTTTTTCAGTTTAGAGATATCGATTTTAAATTGGGCAGATAAGTCAGCGATTGTATCACCAGTATAAGTTGTGTGCCATACAACACCAACCTTTGCTTTAGTTATTTTCTTTGCAAGATCTGTTCCTGCCGGAATGGCATATGTAATTGTATTAGGTGTAAAGGTAACATACTTCTCGTCATCAATTGTTTCCTTCTTTAAGTCTGAAGGGATGAACATAAAGTCGCCTTGAATAATACCTTTAATACCCATCTTGGGGAATTCTTTAAGAGCAATCTTCATTTTCTCAGCAAGACTTCCTGCGTGTCCGTGATTCTTATCTACATCTTCTGCAGTATAATTTATCTTAGGACTTCTATTGAATACCGCCTTAGTGCCTACAAAGAATTTACCATTCTCAGGGTTGATACCAGCAACAATACTCGGCGCACCATCTACCTTCGCTTGGATGTTTAAAGGTTTCTTGGAGTGTCCTGCTAATGTTTGAGCAATATTATCAAGGATCTTTAATGCCTCAACACCACCTGCATAACCATCATCAAAGATAGCATCTTCTAGATGTTCCAGATGTGTAAGTTTTGCTTCATTTAATATTGTCTTAAATCTTTTCATTAGTTCTTCAACTTCATTTTAAATCCAAGTTTATTTCCTGCTGCATATCCTGCCCAACCAAACTGGAACTCTGCTTCTTTGAAGAAATTACTTTGGAATGTCATATTCTTTTTCTTAACATCTACATTAGTTTGTATCAATGTCACTTGACGAGCAACGTTTGTTAAAGAAGTTTTTATTTCTTTATCATCATTTAATATCTTCCATATAGATTCACCTAGTGGAGAGATAACAAGTCTTAATGTATCTGATGCATTTTTAATTTTATCTGTTGGTTTGTATTTTAATACCGTCCATAGTGGAGTGAGTAGTTTAATAACTTCCTCATTTTCTTTACCCTTTAAGAACGACTTAACCGATTCAAGTGTAATGTTTTCATAATTAACATTCATAATCTCAGCAAGTTTCTTAATTGCTTTAGTTTCCATAAACTGGTGCAACATAATCATTTGTTGTTTAGTAGGATTCTCATTAACAATCTTGAATATGACTAAAGACTTCTCTGTGCTGTGATCAGCATTGGCAGTCTTAGCACGGTTATTAATAGCATCGATAATATTTTGAATAGTCACTTTACCACCACCGCCTGACTTAACAGATATCGGATATCTAACACCCATTCTAACACCGTAGAAGTCAATTAACTTTTCATTAGAAGCAGTTGGAAAGAATGCTTCTTTAAAACCTAGTGAAGACATTGCCCAGATTGCTGCAAGTATCTCACCGAAGTCTGCTGATACTTTAGCAAGATCTTTAGTTGTAAAGTCTATATCAGGGTTTAGGTTAATCTTATTTCGTTTAGTCTTAGCATCATTCATTAAACTAATTAATGCAGTTGCTACTTCATCATCATACTTCGATTTAAGTAATGGACTAACGATACCAATGATTTGTTGTATATTAACTTGATGACCTGCTAAACCCATATTGTCAGGGTTGAGGTCTTTGTTATTGAATAACTGACCACCAGCAGAACTTCTTCCGATAAAGTTATTAACCCAAGGGATTGTAGTTCCTTGAGGAATGTTACCAATCTTCTTAGTTGTAACTAATGCATATGTATCAAACTTTTGAGAGATACTACCATCATACTCCACAACTTCAAGACTATGCTTTCTGAAGAACTGGTTGAATTTCTTTTCATCCATATCTAGAGGGAATCTTACGTGATATGCACCACGACTTGAGTCAGTGGTCTTTATCTTGATAGATTTTTTGATATGAGTTTTTAATGATGAGATAGAACGGTCGACTCGTTCTTCATTAAATAACTGCGTAAAAGATTTCATATGATGTATTATACTCTAAGTTTAACACATATTTATAATAATTTAAGAATATGGTGCCGAAGGCCGGACTCGAACTGGCGACCTACTGATTACAAATCAGTTGCACTACCAACTGTGCTACTTCGGCATAATTAGGTGAGCAGTTTTTGGCAGGAGACATGCTCGGGTCTGGGGGATGCGTCAAAAAAACATAACAAAAGGAGGCACGCATCCTCTATGAAAAAGGGAGTACTGTGTAGAGGTCGTTGATTGAGTCGAGAGTATTTACACAGTACTCGTGGTAGTTTTATTAGGGGAGGAAGTCTAAACTACCAAAAGACTTCTATATTTTTCTGCTAATACATTTTCTAAATCATATGCTTCAACTTCGTTAGCATCATATCCATCAGAATATTGTTTTACATGAACCATTTCGTGACACAACGTAACAAGCATTTCATCATTATCTAAACTTTGCTCAATCTCAATTTCATATTCAATTTCGTCTTCTTCAGTAACAAGGTTATCATTATGACACCAACCTTTAACTCCTTCTTCCTCAAATAAGTCGTCTAGGTAGACATGAACATTAATCTCGTCACGAATCTTTAATTCTTCTTTACAAAACTCAACAACATTATCAATATTAATCATAAACCTCAACTCAATTCACTCAACCAACACTTATATTATACTATACTTTTTACTAAATGTCAAGTCTTTTTTCAAAATAATTCCATTGTTTATATTAAGGTTATCTACTAACATTGTTCATAAATTGACTCATACAAAAACGTCCATACTGCTTTCCTTTATATTCGTCATCAATAGATATCTCCGAAACGGAATGATTAACATTGGCAGGGAACAAAATAGTCAAATCATTTGTTACTTCAAATGTCAAATTGTGTTCAGGAAAACTTATCTCACCACCTTTGAATTTTTTAGGTTCTTTGAAAAACCAAGATACTGCTGTAACTACATTCATATCTCTATGAGAATCATAATAACAAGCATCCTCATAATAAGAAACTAAAGTTGAGTCTGCATTAAAATTTAACCCATCATAATACCAAGATTCTTTAACCTTTTTATTATCAAATA